TGAGATTGTCACTGGCTGTTAAGGCTCGCTGAGCAAAATCTGTAATGCCGTAGCCGGCGAGGGTAGTGGCTTTATCGGCTTTAAGTTCGTTAAGCTGGTTTACCGCCTTACTCGTTGCGACGGTGTCGCCACTTGGCGAATTAATCGCATTGGATTTTTTGCTGTTGGGGATATAGTTACCAAGATTGCGGGTTAAGGCATCAATCAGCCCTTTCAGCGTTTTCCCCGCTTTGGCGGTGAGCCCTAGGGTTTCTGCTTCGCTATCGGTGGCGTTGGTGAGTTGCACAATGCCCGCTTGGCTTGTGCTTGCTTTGTCGATTTCGTGGCTGTGGCCCGTTTCCTCCACGGCGTTTTGGCTAGTGGCGGTGAGAGTTTTTGGGGTATATTGAGGGTGTGGATTATCTTCATTTTCGTGCTGATTTATGAGCTGAATAAGTTTATCTTGATCTTGCATTATTTGCACATCAATACGTTCAACAGGCATTGCTTCCAAGGCAAGCGAAAATGAAATTGTTGTCTCCACTTTATCAGAGATAAAAATTAACCCTTCGCCTTTTATTTCATCCGAAGAATAAACAGCGATAAGCGTATTATTTGCCCAAAAACCAATTTCATTACACCAAAAACCTTCATCTTGTTCTGCTTTTACAACAAAACGCATCTGGATTGTTTTCTCATCTAATCTTACAGCGGATGCAATACCTACACGCAATCTCTCTTGTTTTAGGGAAGTTTCTTCTCCCGTTGGTCGATATTTTTCCGTACCAAATGCCGCGTGTGTAATAGTCAGCGATAAATGCTGATTATTATTCATCGTAGCTAGTTTTAATCCTACCTTAGTTATTGTTGGGGGACTATTGATTTGATTTACAGCCATCACATATCCTTAACGATAAAAATCTGTGAGGCTAGTATAAAAAGATAGATATATTTAATACTTGTTTTTTTCCTAAATCACCGTTTTATAAAATTCTCTTTTTTCTTGGTTATTTTCATATCCAGCACGAGATTTTATTTCTTTAAGCTGTTTTTCAGTAGGCAGAACAAGAATCTGTTCATTAAGTGGCTCATCAAAAGAACCAAGCCCAGCGGCTGCCATAATAGTAAGAAACTCATTTCGTCGCCCATACACCCGTAGGCTTACCAAAGTAAGATCGTGCTTTTCATCAAATTTTGTTTCATAACGAATTGCTGGTTCCCATTTTTTAGTTCTGATCGAAAAATCACGAACAAGTTGTACAAATCTATTACAAGCCATAGAATGACTTTCTATCATAAATCCCCCTGCCTTAAATAATTGGTAATCGGCACTTGCCTTTAAATGAGGCAAAATTAAACCCAGAAAATCCCGTTCCAATAACAACTTTTGAAGGCTTGTTTTTATTTCCTAGTTCTTTTTTTACAGTCAGTCCAACAACAAATCTAGCTCCTATAATTGATTGAATTGTAGATACATACTGCAGTATTTGTTGCCCATCTTCGCTTATATCGGTGATTGAAATTTTTATCCTAGATGTAAGCCAATGAGGGGTGTTTTTTCTACGAACTCCTTCGGCATTTACAAGCGATGTTGTATATGGTTTATCTGTTTCCTGCCACAATTGCTCAATAGTGAAGCCATCTGGATAAAGCATTTGTAAATAAGTACGCAGAAAATGAAAACCTCTTTTAGGGTTTTTAACTCGCCAAGCCTTAAAAAGATAACGAAGTCTATCAATATCGCCATCAGCACGCATTAGACTTAGCCCATCATTTAACGCAAATTTCGTTAATAATGCACTTTGAGCCAAATAAGGCGATCCATAATGTAATAAGTCCCTTTGTCTATGCCATAGCATTTTCTTAAAAACCCTAAGAAAAACATTTTTCCAAGCTAGTTCAATTTCCTCTGTCATTTCTGAGGCCACAAATGGATAAATAGGCGTGACCTCTTTTGCTCCTGTCTGATTTACCATAATTACTCCACTGTATTATATCCACCGCCCCACACGCTACTTTCATACCCATTAGACGTTAAATTAATTGTGATTGACTCTTTATCTAGGTATCGAAATACTTCGGGAGCGGAATTCACTCCATTAGATATTGATACATTTAAATCACTTCTTTTGTCCGCAAGTGCTGGAATTGCCTGCTCTATCAAACTAAATACTTCTTTATTTTTTACAACAACCTTCCCTTGCTTGGTTGAAAAAGCATTTTTGCCATATTCTTGTAACAAAAGATCAATGATTTGAGCTTTAACTTGTAATACATCATAAGCTCTTGCAATGATTGCATTAACGGTAATATGAATTTTTTCTGTAATTGGTTCAACGAACTTTGTCTTATAGGAGTCATCAGCTTCCGCAATGACTTGTGATATTTGTCGCTTGATAGATTCTTTACTTTCAACTGAATTATCGGGTAAAGCAAAAGAGTAAAATAGCGTATTAACATTATTAATGTCAGCCCCTCGTATTTTTTCTTCTATCTGTTCATTCCATACGGCTAGAAATGCCAAATGATTAAAGTTTTTACGAAGTAATTTATCAAACTCACCGAGAAATACAGCATTATCATCATAAGTCGAAGGATAATTACACAAGTTTCTTAATGTTGCTATGTCAATAGGATTTTTCCCCGCCCGTTTTAATGCTTTCATTTCTAAATTAATCTCGTTTTCCTCATTAGCTTGAATATATTGAAATGAAAATGTACTTCCAAGCTCAGGCTGAATGTCGCCAAAACATTGTCCGCACTCTATCGTTATAACATCATTAATCGAGGGTTGAAATCCCACAACGGAGGTTTCACCAAACTTGACATATAAACGTTTATATTCATCTGACTCAATATGAAAAACCTTTTCTCCCGCATCAACACCATTAAATTTAAAACAGGGGTCAAATACCTCACCATTGACTTTCACTTGAATAGTAGATATATAACTACCATCCTTTGGCTCTTCAACCTCAATAGCATAAAATGGATAGGACTCGCTCATAGTATGAGAGTGTTTAACAAATTGTAATTGGGTTGCCATAATTTCTCCCTCACCATTATTTTGCGTTGAAGCTGGTAATGTAACAGGGCTGTCAATTCGATACATACGCCCGCTTGCGTCAAATAAATAACGACCCGCTTCAATCCTAACAGGCGTATTGCCATTATTAATGGCTTTAATCTGAACAATCGCAGGCTTTGCAGTAAAAATTAATCCTTTCAAGGCGGCATCTGCTAATACGGTTGCATCTCTTGATTTCAAAAAAGGCTCTTGCATTGCGACTTCAAGTTGCTGGCTATACATAGCAAGCATTTGAGCGATTGCTCCTTGCATTTGTAAAAATCTCGGATCACCCGCGTGATACAAGGCGGCAGTCAGCTCGTTTTTTAACGCCTCTTCTTTCACCGCTTCAAGGAAGTCTTCTTTGGTGTACATTGTTCAATCCTCACATAATATCTAACACAATATTTCCAATCTCTAAGATAAAGTGCATTTTATCTGGACTCACAGGCACAGAATAAATGTTCACCGCATCAGGAGGGAGCATATCCAAAACGGGAACATCTCGACGCAATTTAGCAATCACTTCATCAGCCGCCCCCATTGTAAGCGGAGCGAATAACAGGGCGTGTTTATCAAAACCATAATCAGACCCTAAATAGCTATTCACAGGTGTTGCCAACCAATGCCGCACCATTTTTTCAACATCACTTTGTGTAATTTTTGCTGTTTCCATAATGACAATAAACCTCATCAAATTAATGCTATTATCGGGGCTTACTTTCTTTGACTTCGCTAAATTTTCCTAATAAAAAACCGCACAACAAAGTGCGGTCGTTTTTTTCTTACTTTTTCACTAACAAATCTGTGGTCATTCCGCAATAATGCCCGTCGCAGTCTGCCCTCAAATCAAGTTCGAACGCACACCACAACAAGCCGATAATCATTAAAATTCTGAACATAATTCCACCTTTTCACTGAATTTAGGTTGAGCAAAACCGCCACACGGTTCACGAGGAAGTGCGGTCGGTTTTTGTTGGGTTTTTAGAAGTCGATTTTGACGGCTTTCGGGTCGAACTCTCGCAGATGTGTTAATACACGCCAGCTTGTCATTGGGTCAGCTTCAAACTCTTCAGTAATGCGATTTAAGATTTGGTTTGATGAACGTAGTACGCTTAGATATTCATAAGCCTGTCCGTAAATTTGGGGGCTGAGATTAGAGCCTAGGGTTTCAAAGGCGTTGTGAATATGTTGAAATGTGCCTACCCCACGTTTGAATGCAAACCAGAGCCAAGCAAGCTTTTGGAGTTCGTACTCGGTAAATTCAAAGGTGTATTTTTTCTCTGGGCTGGGTAAGGTGATTTCTACGCCGATAGTCAGTTTTTGCACATACTCTATCGCTTGTAGAATTTGTTTCGCTGTTAGCTGTTCAATTTTTTCAACGTTAAAGCGTTGATGAATAAAGCCGTAAACTTCACTGTGGGTTAATTTACGCTTAGCAACTAACACATTGACTGCATCGCGTAAGCCAGTGCGTTCGTCCACGGTTGAAGCAGGCAAAGCAAGTTGCTGCTGTTTCACTTCGCCTTTGTGTATTGCTATAAAGGCACGGATAACCTTTAAGTGGAAAGCTGCACTGATCCAAGCAGCATAGGCAATAACGAGTTCTTGGCAGACCCAAGTTCCAGAATTTATGCCACCGTGAATGATATTGAAGACCAGATCTGGTCTTCTAGAAGCCGATCTACAGATCTGTAGATCAGAATTAATTTCAGAAATGAGTAATTTAGTAGTATCAAGACGCATAAATAATGCTGGCTGATGTTTTTTCTCGCCACCACTGGCTTTATGGAAGTCATTAAGAGAATAGAGATTATCTAAAGTACGGATTTGAGTGTTAAGAATGGTTAAGTTTGACATAGTAAACTCCGATTTTAATTTTGAGATTAATTCCACTTTTGAGAGTGGTGTCGAGAGGCTCAAAAGCCTGTTCGGTCAGGCTGGAGTTATTCCCTTTTCAGGTATTGTATTCCTCGCCCTCTCGACATTGAGCAAATGTACCGATTTTCGTTTACTAAAATTGGCTGAGAAAAGGAGAAACACCAAATTCTAGATACAAAAAAACCGCATTGGATTTCGGTTGCGGATTACCGCCGATTTTAGGTTTTGAGACCTATGAGAATGATAATAGTGGAATAAAGTTGAGTTGTAAAGTGAAAAAATAAAATTCATTATATAAATAATCATTGACGATTTAATCTATTATTTATATAATGCATTTGTTTTCAGTAAGGGCTGAAAATGAAGAAGCCGCCCTTGTTGAGAGCGGCAACAAAAAAGGAACTGGATTATGTTCGTTAAACTGTTAATCCTAGTTATTCTTATCTTAGTAAGTTTACCCGCTTACTAGATAGATAGCTAAAAGTCCTAGCGGTGATTTTACCCGCACCGCTAGGCAGTTCCTAAATACTATAACGTTTATTCAGCAAAATCAAGGAGTAAAAATGGCAAATTCAATGACTGAACACTCTCGCCGCGTTCGTGCGGAAACTGCTCGCCGTTTAAATGATAAAGCTATCGCCGAAGGACGAGCTAGACGCATTTTAATGCAACTGCCCGCAGATCTTGCTGATGAATTTGACGCGATCTGTGCTGAAATGGGTGTTTCTCGCCCGCAAGCGTTGAAGGCTTTGTGTGAACTTTATCGGGCGAATTAGAGGAATGAGAATTAAAGATTAAAAAACAAATCCATTTGATGAATTTGCGAAAATTCGTGATCCAGTTGTGCTTTTTCTTTTTTACAGGCGTTCAGTTCTCGCCCCTTTTGGCTTGCTCGTTCTTTATAGTCTGCCATTTTCTCTTGCCAAGCAGTGAGTTTATTTTTCACTTCATCACGGCGAGCAATGCCTTCCGTCCAATAATCCCATAACGCTAAGAAACATTCTTCCTGATATTCTTCAAGTCGTGTTTTTAAATCAGCACGCACTTTGTTTGGGTTAATGCTAAATAACCAACCATTTAATTTTTTGATTGGCATACAGAGCATTTCGTATCTTTTGCCGTCTTTCCCAGTTGTTGCGATATCGCAACAACTGAATTTTTTGCTATTCTTATTAAGTTTAACTGATTGTGATGCCCAGTTTAACCCAATCCCCTCAACAATTTCACGCATTGCCACATAAGCAATGCCATTGTTATCCACTAATGTAATTTCTTTACCTAAAAATTCAGTTTTTAATGCTTTCATTATATTCTCCTGTTTCTCCACAAGAAAAGAGCCTGTAAGAAACAGTGAGTGGAGAACGGAAACACCGCTTGTTGCGTGTACATCGCTATCTTACAGGCTTTGCGGGAGAGAAATTAGCAAAAAAACAAGTAGGCTAATTTTGTTTTTTCCTAATAGGAAAAATTGTGTTGTAATAGGTTGTTTTTATTTAGAATTTCTTGAAAAGAAAAATGGTGTAAACAGATAAACGCAAACTCGGGGAGCAAGGCTATATCAAGGGGAAGTAAATTTGGGTTGCCTCATTGAAAAAGTGTAGTGCTATGATATACAATAACCGTATTATTAATTAAATTCTTACCTTATGATACTTTCATTTAAGCATAAAGGCTTGGAAAAATTCTATAAAACTGGCCGATGAATATGTATTGCCCACCGCACCCAGCAGAAGTTATCAAAGAAGATATTTTACCCGAGTTAGGCTTAACTGTAACACAGGCGGCTAAACAGTTAGGCGTAAACAGGGTAACCTTTTCCCGATTATTAAACGGCAAGTCCGCAATTAGTGCTGAAATGGCTTTACGGCTGCACGCTTGGCTAGGGGAAAATAGCCCTAGCCCAGAGAGCTGGTTACATCAGCAAGCGGATTATGATTTATGGAAAGCCTCACAAAAGCAAACATTTTCGGTTCAGCCTGCTTTTGTAGTATAGCGAATATAAGAAAAGCCTATTGATTATCTATAGGCTTTGAACATATCTATTTTATTGATAATTCAACCAACCTGAAATGGGGTCGGCTAAACTCATCATCGTCCGTGTTTTACGCTTCTTCATTTTCCGCATCTAACAGTGCCTTTCTTTCTTCCATTTCAGCACGCTCCTGCATTAACCGCGTCTCTTCCTGTCCTGAAGCTAAAATTGCGTCAAGTTCTTCGTAAACTTTATCCATACTTTTCACTTCAACGGTTGATTCGACTTGTTGTTTTGGAACTAAATCATAATTTACATTCCCCAAGAATTGCACAAGTCTTGAGTCATACATTCCAACTAAACCGCCCTCAACAAGCATTGTTTTGCCTAGATCTTTAAACCTTTTGTACGCACCGAATAATTGTTTATTTTTTATACTTCCATCTTCATTTTTCGCAGTACAATTATCTGTAAATGTTTGTTCATCAACACCACACAATAGAGCCATTCTTGTTATTGTTGGGAAAGCAACGCCAAGTATATCTATTTTCTTTCCCTCACTGTCTTTTTGAATTAACTCATAGTATTTGAGTTTCCCTTCAACGTAATCATTGATCGCAGCCTCCATTTTCTCAATGGCCAAATCTGGATCAAACTTATAGGGACGTCCCCGTTTGGTTTCCCATTGCCCCTCTTCTAATTTGAGTTCTCTCTTCGAAATTGCGGCACTCGCTTTTGCTTTACGTTTAACTTTTGTTTTTGCCGTTGTTGCGGCTTCCTTTCTAGTCGCCATATCTATATCCCACTAAATCCAGTTGCTTTTCGCTTCCATCACTTAACACGCTCTTGAATTGACGCAATATATTGTCATCATAGGATTCTTTTGATAGCCTTCTTCGAGTGGATGAAATACGTTGGTTGATTTTATCGACTTGCTTCATCACTAATGACCCCGCTTTAATATCCTCATCGAAATTAGGGTTGAGTTCACGCATTCGATTTACCGCATCAACGAGTTCAGCACTCTCATCACAAAGCATTGATAAGTGCATACTCAGAACCTGAGCTGACGCACCTTTAACTATGGTTTCTGTCAGCCCCTCTAAAAGCTGATTAGTATAATGCTGCACACTGCTATAAATAGCGAGTTGCTCAACACTTCTTGGATCTCGTTCTGGGTAATTCGACATACCCAGCAAATAATCCATTGACACGCCATAGCACAATGATGCCCGAGCAAGAAAATTATGATTAATCGCCGTTTTCGAGGTTTTTCTTTCCATCTTGGAAATCATACTCGTATTAGTATAGCCCATTTCCGCTGCGGCTCTCTCTGGGCTTTTCCTTGCAAGTAAACGCGCACTTAAACAACGCGCACGGATTAAATCAGGATTTAACTTAAAGTTACTAATTTTTTTCGTCATACAACAACCTTACTTAACTAATCCACTTAACCACACTCTCATTTCTAACTTTTTATAAACGACTAAATCAATATTACCGCTCCCGCTTTTCTAACCACTTTGCTTTCCGCTCAAAAATCCGCTTAATCCGTCTTAAATCATCATCGCTATAATGCCTTGGGCGTTGATCTCTCTCGATCGCTTCCACTTTCTCAATGCCCAAACGTTCAATAATCCCAATACGATATTGATGATAGTTTCCGTCAAGCCAGCGATTACAGCGTTTGCACTGACCAAAAATGTTTAACGTATAAAACCGCAAATGCGGTGCTGAGCCACGACTACGATAATGCCCCGCGTCAAATCCCCCGCCTAATTTCTCGCTAATCAATGGCGTGCCGCAAGAAATACATTCCTTATTCGCATCACGAAAACGGATATATTTATTCACCGCACTTTGTGCTTCAGCAATGAGCTGATGATGCGTTTTATTCTTCTCTTTAAGTGCGGTCATTCTTTTGCGAGTTTCTGTTCGCTCCACCTTAGCCATTTTTTCACGCTTTTTGCGTGATTGTTCTGCCGATAATTTGATCGCACAATCCACACTACAGACTTTCTGTAAGCTACTTACTGTCTTTGTGTAATAAGTGCCACACACTTTGCATTTATGCTGTTTTGGTGCTTTTGCCATTATTACCCCACAAGCACGAGCGTTATCATATATGTGGTATAGCAAACCACCCCAACGCAAATTGCGATATAAAACCATTTATCGCCCATTGTTACTTTCTCCTGTTAAAAACCGTCCCAAGCCTCTTTCAATTCCATCAATAATCCCTTTTTCATTTGAATAACAACAAGAAGCTCAATCCGCCAACACCGAAAATGACTAGCAACATTAACGCCTCAATTCTATTGATATGGTGTTTACTCTGTTTTTCCGCCACCCAAAAGCCAAAGTACACACCTAAAAAACTTATAACACTTGATAAAATCGATAACATCTTTCCTCCCGTTAAAAAAATGAATGAAGTTGATTGATCACATTCGGATCGGTCGTATCGTTGAAAATATGCTTAATTGCCGCATTAATCAGAGCGGAGTAGCATTGTTCAAACTCGTCTTGTTCCATATTGCCGTAACTTAAACTTTGAGGCTCTACTCGCATTCTGCCGTCAATGGTGTAAGTAACCTCTCGAAACCCAGCAAGCACAGTAAGATTTTTGCGAAAGGTATCAAACTGCTTCGCCTCGCTTTGGAACTGCAGTTCTGTGTTTTCTGCGGCCCAATACTCAAAACAAAATTTAAAGAAAGCGAACACTTTACGATGAAACTGTGGATTGCGTGTACGTTTGATTTCAACGGAATACATTTCCCCGTTTTTGAAGCCTTGAAGTGCGGGCAAAAACATTTCATCAGCTGGCACAAACGTGCCTCCCGCACCTTTAACCATTTCAATAATCACGGGTTATACCCACCGCACTTCTTCACAAAATCCAACGTAACCGACCGCTGTACAAAATCTTCCATCGCGGGATCGAACACTACAACCATTTGCCCTTTTGTGTTGCCTTTGATTTCTTCGCCCGTGATAGGGTGAATAAAATTAATGCGTCCGCCGACAATATCAATCACTTCATTTGCCACGCCGTGAATGTGGTTTTGATACCATTGCGTTGATTTATCGTTATTGAGCAACATCACCACCAAATGCCCTGCATCGCGTAATTCTTTTGCCCGTTTGAGGTAAGGCGTAACGTTGGAATAAGGCGGATTGACAAAAATGCGCAAAGGAAAACTGCAGGTCTCCGCCACCACATCAAGCAACCGTTCGAATAAATCTTCTCCCAAGAAATCTGCTGCAATAGGATATTTTTCACCCCAAGGCGATTCATCGGGATATTTATAATCTTCAGGTGCGGGTTTACCGATGTAACGATAGGTCAAAGCGTTTTCATAGGTCGCACAACCGTCAATATCAAACCAGTAAAAACGCTGTAAGAGCCAGTCAAAAAAATATCTTGGGGTTCGCCACGTGTCTTTGTCGAATTGTTGTTCTGTCATTGTCTTGCTCCGTATAAAATCGCTTTGCAGTGTGCTGTACCTTTCAAGTTGATTTCCCGCTGTTTTTCAGGCGGGATAAAACTTGGTTTCTCTGGCAAGGTGATTTGCCGTGCGGGTAAAATTTCCCCCGCTTCCAAGCGTTCAGCCATTTTTTCCAACGCCTTTTTAATCGCTTTTCGCAATTTTTCTTCTGTGGCCTCACGATTGTTGCAATACAAGTCTGTGAGCAGCCAATATTCCGCATCGCTCTCAAATTGGAATTTGTGGGCTTCCAACATTCCGTAACCTTGAAATTTTTTCAGGCGGTCGTAAAGTTTGTCTTCATTCGGCAGCCCTAACGCCGCGTAGCGATCTTGTTTGCACCATTTGATAAACCGCCCTACGCTTGGGAAAAAGGGTTCCTCCGCACGCTCTGCTTGAGCAATGCCTCGCTTGAATTGAGCGGCGGTAGTAATCCCGTTATTCACCAAGGCTTCAAGCCAAAGGTGCTTGGCTTCTTGGTAGCCTTCTTCGCCATCAAACGCGGCTTGCCAAGCAGGGAATATCGCTTTCAGGCGAACGAACAGGCGATCGACAAATTTGGCAACGTACGGTGGGATTTCTTGTTTGCCCACAGGAGCGTGATAACTTGGTTCACGCCCAATCGCATTTTGCAGTTGTGTTGCTGTAACTTGGTTCATCAATACCCCCGAATCTCAATGGTTTTGCCACGCCACCAGCTATCGTCATCATCGCTGAATTTTGGCTTTTTACTGTCCGAACTTTTCCAATCCCAATCGGCTTGAAAGCCTTGCCAGCCTCGTTCAATCATCATCGCCACTACCTCCCCAAGTGGCAATTTGGCTAAATCCGCTTGTTTTTTCAGTCGTGCCATCGCCGTGTTGGTGATAACCGCACGTTTGGCTTTTCGGTGTTGGATAAAATCTTCAGCAAGCTCCCCCTCAATGCCAAAACTTGCCAAAATTTCCACCGCACTTTGCGATTTTTTTTGCGAAGTTTTTTTAATTGGTTTTATAGGAGTGTTTTTATTGTTATTTTGTGTGTGAACTTTTTTCACAGGATCTTGTGAACTTTCTTCACAGGTGCTATGAACTTTTTTCACAGGTGAACTTTCTTCACTAGTGAACTTTTTACACAGGTTAGGCGTGAAAACATTCACCCCTCTTGCCCCTTTTTGGCGAGTTAATAACCCGATTTCCGTTAAACGATTGCAGGCATCAATCACTGCTCGGTTACTCAACCCTGTCACTTCCATTAGTTGGCTAATAGAAATCGCGTCATACTCTTTATTCCAGCCTTTCGTTTTACGCACGATCACTAAGTAACATTTAAGCTCTGATCCCGTTAAATCACGAATAAGATCATCAACGACCGAATTAGGCAGTTGGAAAGAATTTGGAATAAATTGATTGCTCATAGCCCCACCGCCTTATCTTGTGTAAATTCACCGTTCCACGTTGCTTTCATTGGCAAATTGCCTTTCACATACCATTCATAGAGCTTTGCCGCCCCTTTCTTTAGCAACACAGGTTTATAAGCGATAAACGGCTCTTTGCCGTGCTGAGCGATTTCTGTAGTTTCCTCCGTGAGATATTGATCTCGGGCATAGGCTTTTACTCGCTTACGATTGCCGTCTTGATAAAGCCAATTTTTGCCTAACAGAAACTCACCCACTTTTAACGAATTTACCCCGTTCAAGCCTTTCACAAACTCAAAAGGCGAAATGCCATTGCGGAAATAGCTTTCCATTGAAGCGATATGCGTTGATTGCTGTTTATTTTCGAGTTGTAACCGCTCTTTTTCCTCTTCCGCCTGAAGAATCATTAACGCTAATTCCTTGCGAGAGAGAGAAAGTGCGGTGCTTTGTTGCTGATTTTCTAGTTCAAGCCAGCGATCAATAATTCGCTTACGCAGAATGATGTTATAACCTGATACCAAAGTCAGTGTTAAATCTTTTGGCAGTAAAAATTCACGGTATGACTGCCCATTTTGGGGGTGTATCCAATTTTGGATATACCCCTTACTGTCAATTTCTAATTGCAAAAACATTGCTTCAATATCACGAATAACGTGAAAATGTTCTTTATTGCACAATTCCGCAATCTCACGACTGCTCATTTTTATGCTTGCATTTTGTTCCGAAATCATTGATAATCCGTCCATAGACACCTCCTTTTTAAGGAATTACCACCGCTGCAACGGTGGTTTTTTATTGCTTTAATTCCCATTTCAGACAAACCAGCTGAGAAAGTAGCTGATTTATCAATCCTGTTAATTTCTCACGCTCTTTTGCGGATAGCTCTTGCCCTAAATCTGAGTTATCAGACAAGGCATTTGCACTTTCCCCACATAATTTCCCCACTGATTCAGACAGCACGACGACTTCGCGCAATAAATCTAACGATCCTTTGCATTCTTTCGGGCTAGGCATTAGTGTGTGATCGACTGCCTGAGCAATCATTTCAACAATGTTGATCGAATCGGTGAGAGCAATCAGATGAATAGCATCGGCAAAACCAAGTTTGTTGCGGTCATAATCTGTCTTTAGCTCTTTCGCTAGCTGGGTTGTCGTTTTCCCCATTGCTGGCGCGAAATTTGAGATTTCGCGACTACGGGATAACTGCGTATGCAGAGCTTTTTGTATGTACAAAAACGGTGATTCATCTTTCATAAAATTTTCTCGTTTTTTTATGGTTACTTTTTGAGTGCGTTTGGATAGATTACTGTTGTAACGGGAAAACATCGTCTAAGGAGCAAGTAGCACCATTTTCATTAAGAAGTCGAACTATTCTTCGTGCAGTGTCTAGATCTGGTGTACGTCTTCCTGATTCGTAGTGTCCCAAAGCACCTTGGGTAAGGTTGAGCAATGTTGCAAATTCTGTTTGAGTCAGATTTGTTGCTTTTCTATATTCAGAAATTTTGTTCATTTTTTATCCTCTCTAATTCCCAATAAATATAATACTTTATGTATTTTAAAATATCAACAAAATATACGCTGCGTATTTTTAATAATTAATACGAAGTGTAATAATGTTAAAAAAACATAGGAACTTTTATGAAGAAACAGTGGAATGACTTTGTTAGAGAACGAATGTCTGAAAAAAATATGAAGCAAGAAGATATGGCTGAGGCAATCAATAAAACTCAAGGTGCTATTGGTCACTGGCTAACCGGAAGAAGATCCCCAAATTTTGATGATGTTGCTAAAATGCTTTCTGCTACGCAAACAGAGCAAGTTATACTAAATTCGGACGGCTCTCTAGAAAGCGTTGAATACTTAGGTAAACCAAAACAAGGAAAAGTAAAAGTTATTGGGGAAGCTACAATGGGAGGCGATGGCGATATTGATATTGAAGAAATGCACTTGGGATATATTGATATTTTCACAAATGATCCAAATGCTTTTTGTTTAAGGGTGAAAGGCTCAAGTATGGAACCGCGAATTCATAGTGGGGAATTTGTACTTGTTGAACCTCAAGCTCAATATTCAAATGGCGATGATGTTTTTGTAAGAACGGCAGATGGCAGAAATATGATAAAGATATTGGAGTACAAAAAAGATGGAGAGTATCGTTTTTCAAGCATAAACCACGATCATAAGCCATTCAATTTAGCTATCGATGAAGTTCAAGCTATCTACTATGTAGCCGGTATATTAAAACGTTCTAGGTTTATTGATATTGACGATTTGTAAGATTTCTAACTTTCCATATAGAATGGCGTGGCGGTTGAGCATAGGCAGGTATTATAGCTGTTATATGGAGCATAAAATGAAAAAACACGATCAATTTCTCATTGATTTGTTAAAAGAATCATTAAGTCGCACTGAATATTCTAAGTTAGAGCAAAAAACATATTTAGAAAGTTTAATGCGTGAATTTGAGCCCGCTTCTTTACGAACTCTCATCACCAGTCTTCTATCTGTTGATTTAGAAAATTTACAACAGGTTTCTGGGTCAATAACAACCGAAAATAAAGATAAAGGTTGAGGATAGGAATTATTTGTAATGAACAAATTAAATGAACATAAATTTTGCCTAAACAATGAAGAAGCCCTGCAATTTATCGAATTGCTAAAATCTTACGATAAAGACTTATATTGGAATAAAGGGCGAAATATCCATTGGCGAACGATTAATTTTGTGCCTAATGACAGAGATGAGTTAGCTGGACCTGTACCAGGAGCAACGGTTCAAGTTGACTATAAATACAGTAAACGTGTGAAAGAGTCAGGAAAACTTGTTTTGACTTTATTCAAACGCAAACAACACGAGAAATTACGAGCTTACCAATTAGAGCTATCTGATGAAAATAAAATCAGTTCACACGATGGAAATACAATTATTAAAGGTAGCCACGAACATATAGGTAAACAGGTGAGAAAGATTATCCCTGATACAGAAATTGAAAATATTGCTCACTGGTTTGCTTTATTTTGCGATAAAATCCGTTTAGAATTTACTGGAAGCAAACTTAATTTGCCGGAGGAATAAAATGATAGATTGCCAATGGCTACACAACCAAATTGACTTACATTGCCATAAGGTAACTAGCCTTAATGGTTCTGCTGGCGTCTGCGTACAAACCAACCATAAATGGCTAGATGGTTCTCTATTAAGTTTTTATATTATTCCACAGGGCGAACAGCTGTTAATCACCGATGATTGCGATACCTTGTTCCATTTCCACACCACCGGACTCATTGAACATAAGCGATCTTGGAAAAAAATCAAAGATAAATTGAATACTGTTCATACCGATATTGCATTGGAAGATGATGGTGAAATTTTATGTATTACCACACAAGAAAAAGCGACTTACGCGATTGCTGATTATACTTCAGCTTTGTGCGGTTTAATGCACTACGAAAGAGAGCTTGCAGGCATACCAATGCAAGTTAATCACCTTGCCGATGAGGTGGAACTTTATTTAAAAGCGTGGAAACCTTACGCCAAATTCACTAGATCGCCAAAAGTAAATGGTATTTCAGGGCATAGCTACACACTGGATTTTCAACTAGATGATCAACTTATAATGGCGATTAATCCAACACCTAATGCCGTTGGCTCAGTTATGCGAAAAGCAGGTGATATTCTAAGTGGTAATGACTTAGCTGGGCGTAAAATGTTGGTTGTTGTTGATGATAGAAGCGATCAGCTTTTCGAGCAAAAAGCAGAAGAAGAAATTCAAATTATTGCTTCATTGGTTAAGGCTGTTCCACTATCAAGATTGATAGAAATATCAGCAAAGACAAATCAAATTCAATAACAAACCGCCTCACGGCGGTTTTCTTTTGCCTCAAATCTTGCTTATTTTCACTCAAATCGTGCTTAAATCCCCAAACTGCAATCATTTCAAGGAGTTAGGTAAATCACCTCGCCTTGCTTAACCATTTTCGTGACGCCACGAAAATGATATTTCACTTCCCTGTCTTCTATTTTCTTGCACTTACCCGCTCAAAAAACAAGCAATTAAACAAAAAATTTTCAAATTATTTCCCTTTATAAATCAATATAATAAATACCAATCGTATTAAAAATCAATAAAAATAATACAAAAAGTATTTACATATAAAATACATTTGGTATTATACACCCATCAAAACGAAACAACGAGGAAAAACAAAATGGCTTACTTAACTCAAGAAATGAAAAAAGAAATTATGGCAAACGTGAAAAAAGTATTACCGCAAGGTTGGAAAGCAAGTGGCAAAGTATGCAACAGCGTGGCTCTTTCTCTTACTGTAAAAATTGCTGGTGAAGATGCCAATGTATGGAATGAATGGAAAGCCAAAATCGCAAACGCAAAATCAAGCAACGCACTTTTTGAAGCTCGCCAAGCTAAACCTTTTACTGACGTGATTGAAGCCTTACGCAAGGCAATGGAAAGCTTAAACAGCGGGGAAATTGATGGCGCTCGTGATTTTTGCAACAAACGTTATTTTACCGAAATGAACATCATCACCGCCTAGGCTCGAAAGAGCCTTTATTCAAGCCCTAGTGGGTTTTAATAAAGGTTTTTTAACCGAATTTGCTCTTTAACAATTTAGATAAAACACATTGTCGCCTGATGGTGAGTAGTTAGTCAAAGCGTGGAAGACCCTATAGACCCACCGCTACAAAAGCATTATGCCCAAGTAGGGAGAAATCATAATCCGACAAGGTGTTTAGGTGAAAACTGGTCGCACATAATAAGGTGCAAGGGAGTAGCCGAAGTTATCTTGCAGGCTGTGGCAAGGATAAATAATCACAGTCTTAACATCGCCCCAATAGCTCAATAGGTAAGAGCAATCGGCTCATAACCGATAGGCAGATAGGTTCAAATCCTACTTGGGGCACCATTCAAAACCACATTCTTAGCCGCTCGTTTTTAGTCTTTTTTCCTCGTGGCTTTGAGTGTGGTTCTGAATGAGAAAGGAGAAACTCAATGAAAAAATATGAATTAACCGATGAGTATATTGAGATCGGACTTGTAACTAAAGTTAAACTCTATCGCATAAAAGCTCTAGTCGCAATCGCATCAATTGGCGTTAATGCTGGTGATTTAGGTGGATATATCGAGAATGAGTCAAACTTAGCTCAAACTGGTAATGCCTGGGTGTACGGTAATGCCAAGGTGTACGGTGATGCTTGGGTGTCCGGTAATGCCAAGGTGTACGGTAATGCCAAGGTGTACGGTAATGCCAAGGTGTTAGATAATGCCGAGGTGTACGGTAATGCCGAGGTGTTCGGTGATGCCAAGGTGTACGGTAATGCCAAGGTGTTAGATAATGCCGAGGTGTACGGTAATGCCAAGGTGTTAGATAATGCCGAGGTGTACGGTAATGCCGAGGTGTTCGGTGATGCCAAGGTGTACGGTAATGCCAAGGTGTACGGTAATGCCAGGGTGTACGGTAATGCCAAGGTGTTAGATAATGCCGAGGTGTACGGTAATGCCGAGGTGTTCGGTGATGCCAAAGTGTCCGAGAGATCTGATATTGTATGGTTTTCGAATGTTGGTACGGAGTACGGAACATTAACCGTATTTAAAACTAAGCAAGGAGTATTGTGGGCTACTAGAGGATGTTTTAGTGGCTCTGTTGAGGAGTTTTTGAAAAAATCCGCGGAAGTTCACGATGAAAAAACGAAAAGAGAATATCAACTCTTGATCGAAGTGGCTAAATCCAGATTAGGTGAATAATACGCCCACACGGAAGGCGTTAAACCCCGTGCAGACATACATACTCCTAAGTTTGCCCACTGTAACAGGTGGGCTTTTTTATAAACGAAATTAACATTAAAATGACACATCTCACCACCTATATTGGAGAAACTAATGAGCCTACCCGATGATTATTTCCTAGATACCGATGACGAAATGCTGACGCATCTAGAACAATGCTCAACAATACTGCTTGATGATTTATATGAAAGCATTAAGCGTAACAAAGAAAAAGCAATGGTTTTATTTAACCTATTATTAAGTGGATCTGGAGGTGCATTTTTATTGTGGGTAACTCATCATTTTTCTTATTATTTAGAGCTAGCGATATTATCAGTAAGTATTTTATGGGGACTTTCAGCTATCTACTTACTTATTAGCACCATCTCCTTAAAGATGAGACCCGCACGAGGAAACAGCCCTGAAAACTTATATCTTGATTTATATAAAAACTTTGATGAATACCAAGATTGGCGAAAATCAAAGAACATTCACCAACTTACCCCAACAGGGCTGATTAGGCGTTTTGAGCTACACAATACAAATCAATCAATTATAGACTTGATGAAAACGAATAAAAGACAAGTCAAACATATGAATAACGCAATGTATTTTTCTGCGTTAATTCCACTACTTGGAATGCTGATTGCTTGATGATTTTGATGGTTCTACGTGATCAAATATGATGGCCCGTTGAGCCGTTGTTCTTTCTGGCGTTTTAGGTTGTGCAGGCTGTGGCTTTGGTTGCGATGGTTTTTGATTAGACATAACAAATCCTAATTTATACGTTGTGGTTGTATAAATTATAATCCTTATGCGTTGTGGTGACAAGTAAGGCGAGTTTTGCTGTTCTCGTTAAAAACAGCGTTAACAAACCGCCCTACTTCGGATTAAGGTAATCTGAGTAGTAAGCCGTTTTTAACGGCTATTTTTATATCTAAAAATAGATGATTTGATAGAAAAAATATATACTCAGTCCACTAAAAACAATGCCTAACAGTGTAAAGAAATAACCAATTAAGCTATTCACTCGTGGGTAAGCAATTTCAAGCACTGTCTTACCATTTCGTTCAACTAACCGCTCTTGTCGTGGGTGATTAACATACTCCCCGAGACTTAACCAAAATAAACCCATTGAAGCCAATAAAGACGGTGTAGTCGGTAAATTTGGCATTTGCCCAGCAGCAATAAGACAGAATAAAATAAAGCCAATTAAAATACCCATTTTGTACCACTCCCAATCATCAAGTAAAAATTTTGATAACGATTTATCCATTCTGAAATCTCCTTTTGTTGATGAATATAAATTAGACACTTACATTCTAGCACAGCACTAAGGGGATTTCAGAATGGGTTTTAACAATGGAGAACACTCATGAAAAAATATTATCGATTTTTTAATAAAGGCAAATCTGATGGTGATTGGTTGGAAAACCTTTTTTCACAAGAAGAGTCATTAGAAAAATATTTTGAAGAAAAAGAAGCATTAGATTTATTGCTGGAAGAGCAAAGAATTTTAAATAAAAAAATTGCGATAAAAATAGAACAAGTAAATAAATGGGCAGAGAAATGCTCCAAGCCAAAGATAACAATAAAGTAATTGACAACCACCGCCCTTTAATTTAGGATATATCCACTTTCAAACGAAAGTCGGGATTGGCGTCCTGAATTATTACGGTGCGGTTAAGAATAACGGTCGCACAAAGCGGCTTTTTTTATAGCCGAAAATCAGAAAATCAAACCTTCCAAAAGGCACCCTCGAATTGAGGTACCCTTTCAAAGTAGTCAATGATGAGCTGATTGAGGGGATCGAAAGATCCACCGTTTACACCGTAAGACGGCACGCCAACCTTGATCAGTTCATCACCAGTAATTGGCGTTGCTTGTGATGAGTTTTTAAAACTTAAATTACGGTAAACAAAAATGACTACATTAATTTTCAAAAATACTACTATTTCGGCAATTAATCAAAACAACCAAGTTTGGTTATCTATTTCAGATATTGGCAAAGCATTAGGATATTCAAATCCATTAAAAGGCATTGGCAATCTCTACAACGCACATCAAGACGAATTTACCCCAAATATGACCGCACTTATCGAAATGCAAACCAACGGCGGAATGCAAAAAGTGCGAATTTTCAGCTTGCGTGGTGCTCACCTAATCGGAATGCTTTCCCACACTAAAGTAGCTAAAGATTTTCGTAAGTGGGTGCTGGATATTTTAGATGAGGAAGTGAAGCGACAAGAGCAATTACATAAGCTACCAACAACAGAAAACGACACGATCACCCCTGAAGAACAACGCCTTATTCAAAACGCCGTTGCTGCAACCCATCAACGCACAAAAATGAGTTATGGCGAAATCTGGGCAAGAGTGAAAAATAAATTTGCCGTTGCTAAATATGAGCAAATAAAACGCAAAGATCATCGTGCTGTAATGATTTACATTGCTTCAATGCACCCAATGCAAGAATTACCACCGAATAGCATTGCATTAGATATGGAAAATTTCTATATGCTAGCTAAAGCAATGAATTACATCAATCATTCTGTTGCCGCTTGGGAGTGTTTAGAAGATTTATTTTCTGACTTAGAAAGCCATAAAAATTATAAAACCGCTTTCAATCTTGGCACAGCGAGCAATCGACTTGCACAAGCGTTGGAAAGTTTTATCGCAAAACACACGCCATTTCTAAAAAATGCAAGCATACGCGAAGAAATCGAAAACTTGATTTTTAACAGTCCAAGAACAGAGCCGAAACCCACAAAAACCGTAAATTACTTACGCTAAAAACTCAATAAAAACCGACCGCACTTCCCTATGAACCGTGTGGCGGTTTTCTACACCCTAAATTCAGCAAATTACACAAAAAGGAAACAAAAATGACATCATTAGAAAAAGAAAACCTCAAAAAAGCCATTCTCAAAGCCGTGGAAAATGGCTGTACAGAACCTGAATTATTGCTCTCAAAATTAGAGAGAACATTTGAGCTAATCGATCGAATTGGCAACGTTATTACAGGGCAGTCTTCAGAAAAGTAGATTTCGGCTCAAGTAATGCCCAAGCGGAGTTACCTCGAGCAAGCTCAACGACAATTAACTCATCATTGTTATCCATATAGCTAAAAAGATGATCTCGAATTGCCGAGCTACTTTTACTGGAGTGAATAAACCAAACTGATTGCAATAATCGTCTTGCATTGGCATAGGTTTGAATAGCAGCGGTCAAATCAGCGTAATTCTTCCCTGTCTGATTGAGATCGTAACTAATTAAATAATTTTTCATTAACTTAATTCCTATATTGGTTGTACGCAAACGCCAATATACCACGTTGGCGAGCGTGGTTAAATAAATCGCAAGCACCAAAAAGGAAACAAAAATGAACATTCAACACGTTAATTTTCACGGCGAAATTCATATTCATCTTCACATTAACCTTCAACAAGAAACGCAATTAAAGCCCGCTTTTATGCCTATGGCGGGCGAAGAATGGGTTAAGCCTGACGATTTTTCTCCTCAATCTCAATCAGATCAGCAATCTTGAATGTTTCCCAAATTAAACGGGAATAAAGTTGCTCAAGGGTAGGTTCTTTATTTGCCCTTTGTAAACGGGACTGCAAGGTGCTGGCAATCTGTTCTTTAGGAAGAATGCTCGCCGCCAACTGCAACCTTTCTGAGTACGTTAAATTTTTCATTATCAATCTCTCCTATATTGGTTGTACGCAAACGCCAATATACCACGTCGGCGAGCGTGGCTAAATACATCGCCAAGATAAAAAAGGAAACCAAAATGAATGACCTCATCAAACACACCCTACAAACCCTAGTCTTTCTTATTGCCATTATCACCGTGCTAAGCCTTGCTGATGCCTACGCACAAACAGCGGAAGATTACTACGCAATGCAAGGTTTCAGCACTGAACAACTCGCCGAAATGGAACGCCAAGCCAACCTTGAGTGGCAACAAGAACAAGGCGACTTACCGCCCAATTTAACCGTTGAGGCTGAAAAATACCTCAAAAATTACACCGCACTTTTGCAACAGGAGATAACCAATGAACGATAGCGAACTTGCCCGAGCGGTGGATACCCAACGCGATCGTCAGTGTGAAGCCCATTACGCTGAAGATGGCTTTGAAGAACGGTTACAAGCAGAAATCCAACGCATTGATGAGCAAATCAGAAAGGGCGATGAAACGCTCTTTGACGATTTCACCCAAACACTGTGCGACAACGATTTATTTTGGCTTGCCGTAGGAAGCGGGGAGGATTACCTCCCCTACCGACAACAAGCCATCGAGAAATTAGCCAAGCAAAAAATCATTCAGAGGATTTAATAATGGAATTCAATTTAATTTTATCCACCGAAAGCAAAGTGCTTTCAACCAACATTTCCACCTTCCAACAACAAGCCGAAAACTATCTTGCCGGGCTTAGCAACAGATTTGAAACGGATGACGACTTCGCCCAAGCAAAGCAAGACATTAAAGATTTAACCGAGCTAGAAAAACGTACTAAAGAAGCCATTGCCAATGCTCAAAATGGCGAAATTAAACAGCTTATTGAACAGGCTCAAGCGATGGCCGAACGTTTCCGCCAAGCACGCTTAGAGCGTGAAAAGCTGGTGAAAACCAAAGAAGCGGAAATCAAAGCGAGCATTGTTAATGACGCATTTGAACGACTTGCCGTCGTCAAATCGGGCTTTGAAAACGATGTGTGCATTGCACTTGAACAGGTTATCTCAAAAGCCACGATTAAACAACGCTTAGAAGAAGCAACCAAACGCCGTAGCACCCTTGCTACCCTCACAAAAGCCGTGAACGCTGAGGAAACCCTTATCGGGGCAGAAATTGCAACCGAAGCTGCTCGCCTTTCTGCACGTCGCAAGCTAATTCCTATCTCTTATGAGTATCTCTTTAAGGATTGGATCAATCTGATTACTGGCGATGACGAGCTTGAACCCATCATTCAAGCACGAATTGCCGAAGAAGAAAAACGCGAAGCGGAAATAAAAGCGAAAGCGGAACAAGAACCAAAAGCTCGCGCAGAAGCGGAAGCAAACCTTAACGCATTACCAACCAACGAGAAAACAGAAACCAATGAAAACACGGCACATATTGAATCGCAAACGCCAACGCAAGAAACAGCACCAACGGCAACGCAATTTATTCTTAAAATCCCTGCTCAAGAAATTCCTTTCACAGGAACACTTGAGCAATTAAGAGCGTATTTTGCCCCAGTGAAAGCGTTGGGTATTACGGCAACGATTGTAAAAAAATAAACTTTACAACCGCCCTACTTCGGATTAAGATAACCGCACTATCAAAACGTAAGCGGTTATCCGCACCTGCTAATAAGCGGTTTTTTTGTACCTCAAATTTAGGAAATGCCCTAAAACTATGGCGGGTCGAGAGAGCCTAATAAAATACCTTCGGGAAATAAGCTCCGCCGATCTTACGTTTGGTAGTTGAAGCCCGCCACCTACTAAGTGGCATTAACTAAAAACGTAAGGTACAAAATTATGTCAAATCAAATTCAATTCAACACCTTTAATTTTCATTCAAATGACGTTCGAGTTATCACAGATCCAACAGGTGAATTTTGGTTCTGTGGTACAGATGTTTGCACGATTTTAGGCTATATCAATGCCCCTGATGCACTGAAAAAACATTGCAAACAAACTGGTATAGCGAAACGCTATATCAGCTACCCAAGCGGTAGAAAAGAAGCTATCTTCATTAATGAACCTAATTTATACCGCCTAATTATAAAATCACGCAAACCTGAAGCAGAACCATTTGAAGCGTGGGTATTTGAAGAAGTATTGCCTCAGATTAGAAAAACAGGTAAGTACAGTTTAGAACAGCAGCAACTCGCTTTGCCCGAACCACAAGATAACGAATTATTGCAACTATTAATGCGGATCTACTGCTACGGCACACAATACGCCGATTACCAACGTGCGGCACTCGGCACAGCCCACAATGATTTCATAGGCAAAAGTAAGCTCATTGGCGAGTTTTGCACAGAGGGCGAACCCGCACAAAAAGGCTTCTTGTTCGTCTTCACGCCAAATATCGAGCAAGACCTGCAACACGCAAGGGAAATCATCAATCGACACGTCCACGCTCAACACAAAAAACGGACTGAATTTTAAAACCTAACCAAAACCGACCGCACTTCCTCGTGAACCGTGTGGCGGTTTCGTTCAACCTAAATTCAGCCAAAAGGTGAAATTATGCTCAGAATTTTAATGATTATCGGCTTGTTGTGGTGTGCATATGAATTGGATTTAAAGGCAGACTGCGATGGGTATTATTGCGGAACAACAACAGATTTAATAGCAAACAAAGGAAAATAAAATGACAACAGCACTTCAAACATTAACAAATAAACTCGCTGAACGCTTTGAAATGGGCAGTAGCGAAAATCTACCACAAACCCTAATGGCAACTGCCTTTCGTGGGCAAAATGTAAGCCCCGACCAAATGACCGCCCTACTGGTTGTGGCTAACCAACACGGCTTAAACCCTTGGACAAATGAAATCTACGCATTCCCAAATAACGGTGGTATTGTGCCGATTGTCGGCGTGGATGGTTGGTCTCGCATTATGAACGACCACCCACAATTTGACGGTATTGAATTTACCTTTAATGATGATAACAGTTGCACCTGTAATATCTACCGTAAAGATCGCACTCGCCCAACAACAGTTACGGAATATATGAACGAATGTAGCCGCAACACGCAACCGTGGAAATCGCACCCAAAACGAATGTTACGCCATAAAGCAATGATTCAATGTGCAAGGTTGGCTTTTGGCTTTACAGGTATT